AAATGAAGGTGTGTATGCATGCAGGGCACCGCGCATATAAATAAGCACACCTATTGTTAGTACAATGGGTGTGCTTATGGGTTGTGTGGTGTGGTTCACGTAGAGATAACTTGACATGCAGAGAATGTTGGCGCATTATTAATACATGAACGGAACAGACAGGAGCCGAACAGTGAATTACACGCAGAACATGAACCCCTGCAAGAACATGAAGTTGCGCATGGTAATCGGAGGATGGACAGATTATTATGCGAACCACTCAGACGACTGGGTCGCTTTTAACGTCCATGGAAGTCGAGTCAACGTTCTCGATAACGACCCCGACGGAGATAAGATCACCTTTCAATGGGACTTTAACACATTGACGGTCACTGTTGGAAGTGTTATCAAGGCCCTCCGAATGATCGACAAATGGCTTGAGGTGTGAGAAAATGTGGGAATGCATTAATGGTGAGTGGATTTACATGGACAAGGAGATGGGGGCAGACGAATATGAGCGACAGAATGCTGTTAGCACTTATGAGAACTACTCTCCTGCTGACGTGCGGGATCATGGTAAGCGCCTTAGTGCGGGCGGGGTTGCTGTCGGTGTCGCTGGGGGTATGATTATGGCGAAGGCTGCGCCTAGGATTGGGGGTTGGCTGTTGTGGATGGCTCTGTTTGCGGTGCTGGTGATGGTTTTCTCGTGAGGATTTATTCTCCGACTCTTGACTACAAGATCAAGCGAGTGCGAAAGTTTAAGACTTCGAATCGACATGTGAAGAAATATTATGTGTCCGGTTATCGCGGGACGATCATCAAGAATCGCCTTCGAAATAATTTCGCAGTCACTTACAACGGAAAGCAAAAGGGGACACTGTATTTCCCTCACGACTATAACGAAGAGAGTATGATTTGCGAGGCGGCGACTTTCATGATTGAAGCACCAGTAGTCTCTCACGACGAAGACGCCCCCACTCTCTTTTAATAGATTCCCGGCTGGACGGGCAATACCAGATCACTGAATAGAAATCGAGCCATACACGAAAGGAAACGATCATGGCTGTTGTTTACTCTTCTCTCTCTGACGACTTTGCCGGCAAGAAGGCTTTCTTCACTGCTCAGAACTCCGCTGTTTCTTTCAAGGAACTTCGTGGCAAGAAGATTGAGATCAAGGACATTGTAATCACTGAGGACGACGTCGTCGACACAGACACTGGCGAGGTCGAGACGCGTCGGGCGATCACGGTGATCGACAAGGATGGCGCGGCGTTTGGCACTTCGTCTCAGACGGTTGTTGCCCAGATTCAGCGCCTGGTTGATATTCTGGGTGACGTGAAGACCTGGCCGGAGCCGGTGGCTGTGGAGATTGGTTCGGCGAAGTCGGGTCGGGGTCGTGAGTACACGACTGTGACGCTGGCCTGAGTCGGATAGAATGGTGACGCCCCCTGCCCCCTAGGGGGCAGGGGGTTTTGCTATGGTTAAGTCTCATTGGGCTAAGCATTATAGGTCGTTTAAGCGCGGCGCTAAGCGTGTCGGCAATACGGCTGCTGACGTTAGAGAGTTTGTTGGTGGACTGAATTTGTCGGGCAATTTGGGTTTACCCGACACGCTGGGGGAGATGTCTTCAGGGCCCATTAAGACGGGTTCAGTGAAGGCCGACGCCAAGAGACAGCATCTCTCTGAGCTGGATAAGGCTCGCGAATTGCTTCAGGGTGAGCGCGATCGTGCGATTCGGAAGATGTATAAGATGGCGACGAGTCGTGATGGTGCAGATATTCGGGGCACTAAGTATGACCCTCTGGGTAAGTCTGCGATCGGAAAGGTGACGTTGAAGAATGCAGCGAGAGAACTTGAGCGTCTTAGTGAGTTTAATAATTCTGATAGCGTTTGGTATTTTGCTGACAGTAAAGGTAATCCCATTTCTGCTAAAGACGTTCGTCGTTATAAGCATGCTGTTCAGCGCTATAATGACGACATAGCGGCCTACGAGCGCTCCGTGAGTGGAACAAAATTACCTTTCATGGGCGATATTACTGTTGGAGACTGGATTCGCGATTTCAGGCCCAGTAAGACCTATTTAGGTGGCGGTTCACACTACGCTCTTGAGCGCATGAACCCGAATAAGCGAACGATTCATTTCGATTCTGCCGAAGCCATGCGAGAGAAGACGACTTCCATTCTTGACAATCTCTCGAAGGCAGCAAAGGCTGAGAAACTTACGGCATCCAAGCAACAGATTGCCGCTATGCTTGACGTGATTGGCGACCCCGCGCTCTACGATATTTTGACTGACATTCCCGACGATGTCTTGTGGCTCATGTGGACTGTTAACGGCGATTTCGCTAACCAGCTATCACTTATGTATGAGGCGGCAAAAGAAGGTTATTTCGAGAAGAGAAGAGCGAATGAGGATGTGTGGTATGACGATGTGGAGAACGCACATTCTGAGACACTTGCTCTACTTGAAGATATTAAGTCAGTGAAGATTAGACCGGAGGACGATTTTAGTGGCTCGCCAATCAACAAGCGCCGCAACCGTCGCCGGTCCAAGCGTTAAGCGCAGTCACAAGAAGGTTCCTTCATACTGTGCCGACTTTGAGACGACTACGCAAGAAGAGGATTGCCGAGTGTGGTCGTGGGGCATTATTAAGGTAGGGAAATTGTCTGATTATGTGGACGGCACTTCTCTCGATGGTTTCATGCATCATATTGCTGAGCGAGCCGCATACATATATTTCCACAACCTTAAGTTTGATGGCATTTTTATTCTAGACTGGCTTCTTAAGCATGGATATAGCTGGACTAAAGAGAATCCTGGAGTGAAACAGTTTTCATCTCTCATTTCTCGGATGGGGCAATTTTATTCAATCACGGTCGTGTTTGAGACCGGATACAGGATTGAGTTTCGCGATTCATTCAAGAAACTCCCCATGTCCGTGTCAGCAATTGCTAAGGCATTCAATCTTCACGACCAAAAACTTGAGATTGATTATGAGAAACTTAGGCCAATAGGCTACATTCCAACAGAACAGGAGAGGCGCTATCAGAGGAATGATGTTGCTATTGTCGCTCAAGCACTAGAGGTTCAGTTTGCTGAGAAGATGACAAAACTGACTGCAGGCGCAGACTCCTTAGCAACATACAAGAAGATGACGGGCAAACTGTTTATTCGCAGATTCCCTATCCTATCCCCCGAGATTGACTCCGAAATCCGAAAGGCTTATCGCGGAGGTTTCACCTATGCCTCCCCTCGCTTTTCTAGGAGACTCAATGGCGAAGGTAGTGTTTATGACGTCAATTCACTTTACCCGTCGGTCATGCGTAACTCATTGCTCCCCTATGGTGACCCATTGTATTCCGAAGGAGGCCCCGTAACCCAAAGACCTCTTTACATTTCATCTATTACAATTAAGGCTAAGTTAAAACCGAATCACATCCCATGCATTCAAATTAAAAAGAATTTGACATTTAATCCCACTGAATATCTTATTGAAATTAGTGAGCCAACCGAAGTTGTTGCGACGAACATTGACATAGAACTCTGGAAGAAACATTATGATTTAAAGATACTTTCATGGAACGGAACTTTTGAGTTCAGGGGGTCGCATGGATTTTTTGATGAATACGTAGACCATTTTATGGAGATTAAAAAGAATAGCGCTGGAGGTTTACGTCAAATTGCAAAACTACATCTCAACAGTCTTTATGGAAAGTTCGCTACGAATCCCGACATTACAGGCAAACATCCCGTCTTGAAGGATAATCGAGTTTCATTAGAGATGAATGAAATGGAAACACGAGATCCCGTATATACTCCAATGGGAGTATTTATTACAGCACACGCTCGAAGCAAGACGATAAATGCAGCGCAAGATAACTATGAAACCTTCGCTTATGCAGACACCGACTCATTACACCTCGTGGGACCAACTACACCGCCAGAGACTTTGTGGGTCGATCCCGTCGAACTAGGGGCATGGAAGCATGAGGGAAACTTCACAAAATCTGTTTATATTCGAGCAAAGCAATATGCAGAAGAAATTGATGGTAAACTGGACGTACACATTGCGGGAATGCCCCGCTCAGTAGCCTCCACATTAACGTTGGACGACATGTTGACGGGAGGCCAATGGGGCGGTAAACTTATTCCCACAAGGGTTCCTGGAGGCGTAGTCCTCAAGGACACTACATTCACACTCAAAGTTTGAAAGGCTGGATTTATCATGGCACGACCCGTTAGCGAGAAGGCAACCGTCAAGTTCCGTCTCCCCAAGACTCTCATCTCCGACGTCGATGAGCAGCACTGGGTTGAGCGTCGTCCTACGGACGACATTGTTCGCGATGCTCTCATTGACTATCTCGCACGAAAGACTCCCAAGTCGGCAAAGTGACTTTAGACCTGCGTGGGATGCAATCCGGTGATAAGGACTCACACAGAATGGCCTGCAAGCCTCTGTAGCGCTGGCTGATATTGGGTGAAAATGGTAGGCTAGGAACGTAAGTTCCTAGCCTACCTTACTACTAGGAGAAGAAATGGGAAAGGCCGACAAGTATAAAGGGACAGGAAATGTTGCTGAGGACGCTAAGCGAACTCAGGAGCAGACCAAGAAGAATCTTGAGAGTAAGCCGGACAAGTCGCGAGTGCCAGTAACAGGTGTTACTGGAGATAAGCTTGCTGACCCGAAGTATCAGCAGGAACGCGCCCAGCAGATGAACCGGGACACGGCGCATCTTTCACCTGAGCAGAAGAAGGAGGCTGGCCTGCCCGAGTCACACGTTTATGATCCGGGCGATTCCGACGGCGATAACAAGGCTGTATCCCCGTCTGACCGGAACATGACTGGCGGCGACCCCAATCCAGTTAAGGATGAGGACCCTTTTAAGGACACGAAGGCGGCTTGGGATCACTTGGCGAGCGTTTTCGGGGACAAGATCACTGCTCTTCAGGGCGAACTTGAGGGTCGCCTCTCGGGGATGTTGACTCCCACCGATCGGGAGACGGGTAACCCGTTTGCGGGCGATGACGTTCCCGCCAGCAAGGAGATGACCGCAGATGACGTCAAGGCGGCTGTGGCGTCGACGGCGGATGACGCCAAGGCTGTGGCCAAGGGTATTGGTGAGGTCGGCGGGGCCGCCGCCAATCTTGCGGGCACCGCCTTAAAGGATGCGGGCAGTGCTACAATTAAGGAAATGGGGATCGACACGGACGCTGTAAAGAGTACTGGGAAGACTCTTGCTGGGCTTTCAGGTCTTTTCTCATCTGGGGACAATCCCGACTCGTCCGTTCCTGATGGGAACTGGAAGCCTAAGTCAATTTCAGATCTATTCACGAGGAAGTAATTATGCCCCGCTTGCGAGATGACGTCTCAAACGTCGATATGCTTAACGCAATTCGTTCGGATGCGCGTAGGGATTATCAGGAGATGGTTCCGGAGGCCACTAAGGCCAACATCCAGGAAACGATTCAGGGAATTATGTCTGACAATATTTCTCGAAACGAGTTCATGTCAGCGCTGATCAACCGGATCGGGTCCACGGTTGTGCGTGACATTTCCTGGCGAAACCCTCTCGCCGTCTTCAAGGATGGCATGATGAATTTCGGTGACACTATCGAAGAGGTGCACATGGACTTCATCAAGCCCACTATTTATGATGAGAATCGTGACTATCTGGAGAAGGACGTGTTTGGTCAGGCACGACCGCCGGCCTACAGCGCTTTCCACACGATTAACCGCAAGGAGAAGTTCAAGGTCACTTTCAATCGTGACGTTCTCCGCCGTGCCTTCTTGAGCGACACGGGGTTGTCTGAGATGCTCTCTCAGACCATGAGTGTCGCCGCGTCCTCGGATGAGTGGTCCGAGTTCCTGACCATCTGCTCCCTGTTCAGGACCTACGACGAGAAGCACGGGTTCCATCGCGTTCAGATCCCCGACCTGAATGTCTTTGATGCAGACAAGACGCACACGGACGCTGCTCTTAAGGCGCTTCGCGTGGCTGCGGACAAGATGCGCTATCCGACTCCTGCATACAATGCGGCGGCGGTCCACTCGTTCGCTCGCCCTGAGAATCTTGTTCTCATTGCGACACCCGAGTTTAAGGCTAACGTCGACGTTACCTCACTGTCCGCCGCGTTCAATCGACAGGACGCGGAGGCTCCGTCGCACATCATCACCGTTCCGAATGAGGCTCTTGGACTCAAGGACGTTAGTGCGATCCTAACTACCCGCGAGTTCCTGCTGATTAAGGACGTCCTTCTGGAGAACCGCTCCATCCAGAACCCTGAGGGTCTTTATGACAACTACTGGCTGCACCACTGGTCGCTGATTTCGGCTTCCCCGTTTACTCCCGCGATTGCGTTTGGGACGAAGGAGAGCACGAAGATCGTCGTTCCGGCCGATGAGACGAATGCTGAGATCGACACGATTCAGACACTCAACCAGGACGGAACACACAGTAGCGTGATGAAGCCGGGCGCCGTCCGACAGGCGAAGATCGTCTGGAAGACCCCGCCCGCTAACAAGGGATACGCCACTGATTGGTATGTCAAGAATGCGACCAGCAAGGCTACGAAGATCTCTAACGATGGTGTTCTGACCATCGGACCTGATGAGAAGAATGGGTACCCGACGCTCGGGGTCTCTGTTGACACGAAGTCTGCTCCGGGCGGCACTAAGCCGGTCAAGAAGGAGATTTCAATTCAGATTCAGGCATGATATACTGAGTCAGTAACCGCCCCGCTATCCTCCGGGATGGCGGGGCCTTACTGTTAATGGAGGAGATATGACTCAGATTTATGGTGATCCGCCAGAGACTAATGCGGGGTTGTCTTTTGATTATTCCGTGTGGTCCGCAGGCAGTGTCATTACTATGTGCAATGTGCCGTTTGACAATACTTATCGCGACATTATTGACTGGGACGCTTACGGATGGACGCCTTACCAGTATGTTAAGTCATTCAACAAAGTTAACAAGGTCGAGATAAATCAACTAACATACCTTGCTCAAGGCAAGCCGATTCGCATTCCTACACCTTTCACTAAGGCGAACCAGTATAACTATGTAATGGTCGAGAACCCGGGCCGCCCCGTCGACTCGAAGAACTTTGAGGGCTACACACCTCACGCTTTCTTCTACTTCATCACCAGCGTGGACTACATAGCACCCAACACTACACAGTTAACGCTTCAACTCGACGTCTGGTCGACCTACTATCAGCGCGTTAAGTTTGGACGCTGCTACCTTGAGCGTGGACACATGGGGATCGCCGCCATCGACAGTTTCAACGACAATGGCCGTGAATGGCTCGCTCAGCCCGAGGGCCTCGACGTTGGGGGCGAGCACCAGGTCATTCGCTCATACCGGCGCATGATTGCTGACGTCTTCAATGGCGACTATGACGTCGTCATCACCAGCACCATCGACCTTGCAGCAGAGTGGGGAAATCTTGCGAGTCCTCGATTCAAAATGGCTAATGGATCAAAGGCTGAGGGTCTTCCCAACTCGGCCAGCGTGTGGGTAACGTCGCGCAATGATTATCTCGAAGGTCTTTCAGCACTCTCTGCATACCCGTGGGTTGCTCAGGGCATTGGCTCTGTGACTATTGTGCCAAAGGGCGTGGTGTCCAAGAATCCTGCAAACGCGACGCAAATCGGGAGTGTGAGTTGGTACAAGGTCGGCACTGGCGACGTTTATGTCAACCGAGCCTTTCCGTTGACTAATCATGACTTCCGAAAGGAGGTTATGAGCATGCTGCCGAAGGCGTATCAGGAACTTCGTAAGTTCATGACTGCTCCCTACTGCATCCTTGAGCTCACGACTTACACGGGAAATCCCGTGGAGCTTCGCCCGGAGTCACTTATGACTACTGGTATTGGACTCCTACAGTACGGGCATGTTGTTCCACCTAACCCACAATTAATGTTCACAATCAAGGACTACAACAACAAATGGGCTTCTAAGCGCCTTGTCGGTCCAAGCACTCATGAGGAGGATGAGCACGGCGAGGAGTGGGATCTGGTTACCGGATACACCTCACTCCCAACATTCTCAGTGCTCAATAACTCGGGGCTTAATAATCTGGCCTCGAATGCTCACACGATTGCGGCACAGATCAATTCTGCTAAGTGGCAGCAGCGTCGTGCTCAGCGTAGCGCCGTGGCGTCTCGTGACATTGCTAACGCGGGGATTGCTGCAACCCAGGCTGGCGCTGAGAACACGATGTGGGGTAACTCTGCAATGGCCGACTCACAGTCTCGCTACAATAACATGCGGGCTACCGTCCAGGCGGTGCAGGGTGGAATGACGGCCCTCGGAGGCGCCATTGGACTTAATGGGCAGGCTGTGGGTGCAGGCATCGGCCAGGCGGCCACTGCGGGGATTAGCGCGATGATCCAGAACTCGCAGGCACAGTCGACGGCGAACATTCAGAATCAGTTGGCCAGTGGCGCTTCACAGATCTCTCAGACGCAGCAGCGCGCGGTTCGGGACACGAACTATGACCTTGCGCAGTTCGCCGCTAACGGTGACTATGAGGCGGCGATTGCCAGCATCAACGGGCAGCAGCAGGACATGCAGGTCATTCCGCCCGCCGTCATTGGGCAGACGGCAGGCACGGTGGCTGCGATGGTGTCTAACGGGCTGGTGGTCGACTGTCGCGTGCGACTGCTCTCCGATGCGGCTATTCGTCGTGTTGGTGATTACTGGCTGCGCTACGGGTACGCGATGAACACGTGGATCAAGATGCCAAGTCGTCTTTCCTTGATGAGCGAGTTCACGTACTGGAAGCTGGCCGAGTGCTATTTGGAGCGGGCGGATATCCCTGAGACTTTCAAGGGGACCGTGCGGGGCATTTTCGAAAAGGGCGTGACTTTGTGGCGCTCGCCCCAGCGGATTGGTACAATCAATATCAGGAACAATCGGATCGACAAGACGAATCAGGTGAGTTTGATTGCCTAAGAGAGACTATGTTAAGAATACTGTCTATCGTGAGGTGATGGCCGCAAAGCCATCCACGTCCGAGAATCGTCAGGTGGCGCTGGAGTATATGTACAGACGTCAATTGATGGGAAAGTGTATTTCTAGGTTCACTTGGGAGGGTCTTCCTAACGGGATTGATCCGCGCTTCATTGAGACGACCATCTTCAATAATGGGTACAGCGTATTTTACTACGACTCGTTCTTTGAGATGTTCATGGCAATGCCTGCAACAATCTCTGGACCCCTGGATATTCAGGATAATCCTACTGGCTATCGGGTGACGCGAAATGGAGTCTACTCGCGTGACGTGCCCGCTAGCGAGTCCGTCTGTATCTGGGGAAACCAGATTAGAGTGCCTGAGATTGATGTTGTGCTTTCTTACGCCGCGCGCCTCGCCCAAATTGATCGCACTATCGAGATTGATCTATTAAACGAGCGCAACCCCATGATCGTTGCCTGCTCTCAGGATCAACGGCTCACGGTTCAGAATTTAATATCCAAGATTTACGATGGTGAACCCGTGGTTTGGGGGACCGAAAATTTGGCTGTTGACAACCTAGCCAGCATGATCGGTGTCTTCCCGTTGAACCAGAATGCGGGCGCGGGCGCTGTCTCCAGCATTAAGCACATGGAGTCCAAGGCCAAGATCTGGGGTGAGGCCCTGACGATGCTCGGGATCATGAATGTGAACAGTGAGAAGCGCGAGCGCATGGTTGTCGAGGAGGCCGCGGGAAACTCTGGCCAGGTCCTGGCGTCACGTGAGTCATTCATGAAGCCTCGTCAACTTGCGTGCGAACAGATCAACGAGAAGTTCGGACTGCAGATCTCGTGTGAATGGGCGGTCGACGACAATGCCGCTCCGAACATGGAGGACTACCTGGCCGTACAGAATCTGACCACCTACGAGACGGAAGGAGAGGAGTAATGCCTGCACAGTTCACAATGCGCCTTAAAGACGTTGTTAAGGTAACCGGAGACCACATCGGCCTTGACGATTACCCCATTTTTAACGAGGACTATCGCAAGATCTTGAACGATCGCATTAAGCGTGAGTACTGGCTCCAAGAAATTGCTCACGAGACACCAGATATCTTCATTTGGCGACTCAAGTTGAAGATGGAGCGCATCATGCCCCGATACAATCGAATGTATGAGGCTGAACTCCTCAACAACGATCCACTGGATGGCGGGCGCCGTGTCAATGAGACCTCTCAGGACGGGAGGTCACAGAACAGTGGGACGAACCGGCAGGACAGCAACGGATCCGGCACTACCAACTCCACGGGCCGCACGGTGGGGTCCGACACCCCTCAGAGCCGTCTAGCGGGAGACGGGGACTATGCGACGTCCATCAGTGACGCGTCCACCAAGGGAAAGAGCACGAACACGACGACTTCGACGTCGAGCAGTACCGGAACCAACGACTACCGGAACAACCAGCACTCCCTCTCCACGGGATATAATATGGGTAAGGGTGAGCAGATCGCTCGCTATCGAAACACTCTCGTGAATGTGGATGACTTTGTTATCGCAGAACTGTCCGATCTGTTTATGGGCATATGGGACAATGCTCAGCCCCGCACTCGCCACTACCTCAACTATGGAATGTACTAGGAGTAAAAATGCCTATCGCTGACAAGTCTCGCCGGTGGCTACAGATCTATAAGAGAATGGAGGAGGCCAACTACCTCATCAACACTGTCAACATTAATAACGTGACGCCGTTTACCTATGGGGATGGTCTCACGTATTATGAAGTTCTCTCCAAGTTGCGTGAAGTTATCTCTGACGTTGTTGAGTATGTCAACGAGTTCGGCGAGGAGGAGAAGCGACTGGTCGCCGAGTTCAACCAGAAGGTGAAGGAGTTCGTAGAGACTAATCGCGACGTATTCGATACGCAGCAGTCTTCTTTCAAGAACGCTCTGAAGGAGCTCGACAAGCAGACCGACGCATTCCTGAAGTCTCTCCTGGTCGAGAAATTCGAGAAGCACCCTTCAGGCAAATTCTACACCACGACCGCCAAGGACGGGTCGCAGATCGCCGTCGCCAGCAGTCAGGGAATGCAGGATGTGCTGGACGAGTTGACGACGGTCCGTTCATCGGTTAATAGCAACAAGGCGAACGCTGACCGTCGACTGAACGACCTTGAGTCCAACAGCATCGTAAACAGAGTGAGCAAGTATCCCCACACGCTTATCCTCGGTTCGTCTAACGCGATCCTTACTGGATATGCCAACGGAACGTGGGATGACTGGTGTAGGAGCAAGGGAGAGATCCCCCACAACTATGCATCAAACGGCGGCGGGTTCACCTCAAACGATGACAATAACTTTCTTACCATGCTCAATAATGCTGCAACTCAGATTAGCGAGTTTCAGCGAGGCCTGACGGGGCGCTGCTACATCATCGACCTCATCTATGATATTCGAACCGGCCGTGACATCTCTCAGCCATTTGAGCGGTTCATGCAGAAACTGAAGGAAGCATTCCCTAACTGTAAGGACATTATTGTTCTACCCGCACTCTATAACGAGTGTGACGCAAACAACGACTTCAATATTGCTCGCCGTTGCGCCTCAACAACGAATGCGATCAAGCGGCTTGCCACCCCGCACGGAGCGGTTGTCTGCGAGGGGTCTCGCTCATGGTTCCATAACGGACAAGAGGCTAAATTCTTCACACCTGAGATGAATGTCCACTTCACGCCTGCGGGCTACAAGTACGCCCAGCAGCAATTTGATGCGTGGCTTCGCGGCGGCTCGGGTTGGGTCAATTACGGTTGGGAGGACATTACAGGACTCGCAAATCTCAACAATGTGCGACAGAACAATTTCCTCTACGCCGTCTGCCGACGGGAGCGCGATGATGTCACCATCCACGCAACATTCGAGGTCGGTAGCGTCACGAACGGTGAGGTCCTGTTCAGGCTTCCTGCTTGGGCTCGCCCGTACACGAACTTTTACGTGACGATGTGGCAGGACTCCACGGCATTCCGTGGGAATGTTAACCACAACGGCAATGTCATTGCTCTGAAGGACATCCCTGCGGGGACTCGATTGGCGATTGACGCATCATATTCCATCTTCTAACGAACACGTCTGCCCCCATGGTAAAATGGGGGCAGATGTCTATCTAGGAGGATAAATGGCCTGGGATGAGACCATGCGAAAAGTATGGGTAAAGGCGATCGGCACTGTCGAGTCGTCTATGAACTATGCTGCAATCAATTACAACGATCCAATCACAGTGGGAATTGGGCAGTGGTACGGCACTCGCGCCGCGGCACTAATCAACAAGATGAAAAAGGTTGACTCCGCGGGATACGGGGCTCTACCGCAAGACTTCCGAAACGTCATGAACGCACACAGCGAGAATGATGCATTCTGGAATACCTACTACCTACCCAGAAACTTCGGTGACGCCCTCAAGCCGTTCCTGCTTAACAACCGTAACATCCAGGATGACCAACTAATCTTTGACGCCAACAGCACGTACAGAAACATGGCGCTCAAGTACGGAATCAACCCTGACACCAACACCGAGACATTCATCCTGTGGGCCGTCGCCTACCACCAGTCTCCACAGCGGGCGATGCGAATCGCGAATCGCGTTGGTGGAACAAATCTCGATGGAATGAAGTCCGCCATCCTCACAGACGCCGTACTAGGCGCATACAGCACCCGTTACAACACTGCGTACAACATCATCAAGTCAAAAGACACCAGCGGTGTCGGCAGTAGTGGATCCAGCAGCACTACCACACCTGACGGCAACGGTGGTAAGGCGTCGCAGTCCAACTTCGCCAGCCTTGTTGTTGGGCCGGGCGTCGGATACCTACTGCTCGACAACTCAAACCTTGTATGGCTACGCACGCGCTTCGGAACCTCAGTAGGAACCCCGGTCGGCATCAATCTCTGGAAAATGGATATGGGCAATTCCGAAGCCAAGGTCCAGGAGATTGTCTCAGGCGCGTGGAACAACGCCCACGCGCTCGGATTCAACGAGGGAAGCGCAGCTGCGCCCAACCCCGGCGGTGGCAACCCGGGTGGGGGTGGCGACGGATCCAAGGGAGCGAAGGCTCTTCAGTGGATGATGTCACGCATCGGGAAATTCGGGTACCGCCAGGCGCCCGGCCGCCTGGATCCCGACAACTCGGGTTTTGGTGACTGCTCATCCACGATCTACAGGGCCTACAAGGACACGTCAGGGACATTCGTAGGCACGTGGACGGGCGACCAGTACAACCGTGGGAGAGAGGTCATGCCTCGCGGTGGCGGTGCCATGACGGCCGCGCAGCGTGCCATGCTGAAGCCCGGTGACATGATCGTCATGGCTTGGCGGTCTACGGGATCCTACTATCCTGAGACCGATCACGTAGAGATGGTTGTGGACTCCAATCGTTTGATTGGTCATGGCGGAAACCCTTATTATGGACCTGTAATTACTAGCATCGATCGCCTTGCTGGCACTCGGTGGTGGACAGTGAGGCGACACGATTGAAAAAGAAATTCAGCTACTATTCGTTCTCGAAGGTGCTCTCATATGCAGGCGTCTTCAACATGATTATGGGTGCTCGCGGTCTGGGTAAGACCTATGGGGCTAAGAAAATCGTTATCAAGAATGCGATCAACAAGGGACAGCAATTCATCTACCTTCGACGCTACAAGACGGAACTAAAAGGGCGCAACTCCTTCTTCGCTGACATTCAGTCGGAATTTCCTGACGAAGAGTTTCGTGTTGAGGGGCAGTTCGCCCAGCGCAAAGTAGGTAAGAAGTGGGAGACGATCGGCTACTTCATTCCACTGTCTACAGCGCAGGAGAACAAGTCAATCGCGTACCCCAACGTCTACACAATTATCTTTGATGAATTTATCATTGATAAAGGGTCGCTTAGGTATCTGCCCGATGAGGCGAAGGTGTTCATGGATTTCTACTCGACAGTAGACCGCTATCAGGACAGAGTTCGGTGCCTCATGCTCTCAAACTCTGTGTCTATCATGAATCCCTACTTCATCCGCTTTCATATTGAACCCGTTGAAGGTGTCTCCCGCCACGCTGACGGCTTCATTGTCACCGACTTTGTTGATAGTGAGCAATTTCAGTCAGAAGTAGCGCACACTCGGTTCGGGTCATTCATTACAAACTATGCTGAAGACTATGCTGAATATGCTATCAGCAATAAGTTCGCAGACAACTATGATGACTTCGTCATGAAGAAATCAGGTAAAGCGAAATACGCCTTCTCGCTCCGCTGCCCTGACGGCGAGGTCTCCATCTGGATCGACGGCGCCACGTGGTTCGCCCAGAGGAGACAACCCAAGGGGGATCGGGTAAGATGGGCCTATAAGGTCACAGACTTGCGAGAAGGAGAGAGGCTGCTTATGTATGGTGACAAGGTGTTATCCATCATGAGGAGCACGTATCGAAAAGGACGGCTTTTCTCTGACTCGCCAGAAACCCGCAATATGTTCGCAGAAATCTTTGTCCGATGATTAATTTACCTCAAACACTAGATGTGGCCGTGGTGGTCGGGGTCATAACCTTGATGACTATTGTTGGGAAGTTCGTCTACCGATTTACTCGATTTTTAGATCATCTCTCCGTAATGCTCGTAGCGTGGGAAGGAACACCCGATAAGCCCGGCGTTGTGGCGCGACTAGATGATATCGAGGATAAACTCAAAGACGTGCAATACCACGTAAAACCTAATCATGGTGGGTCTACCATAGACGCACAAAACCGCCAGTTGAAAGAAATCCTTTCCTACCTCAAGGAGAAAAACAATGGGAGAGCATGAAGCCCCGTCTAAGGGCATCGACCCCAAGGTCCGCTTCTACGCCTACTGCGCATGCTTCGGAATCCTCGTAGCACTCAGCGCCATGCGAGTCATCGACGGATCCTACATCGACGCAATCAACTTCATCACCGCAGGCTTCTTCGGCGTCGCCGCATACAACGTCCCCCGAGTAGGAGACAAGTAATGGCAACGCGAGCAGACATCATCCGCGTCGCAAAGGGCGAAGTCGGGTACTCCCGGTGGGCCGACGAGGAGAACGGCACCAAATACGGACGATGGTACGCCCGCGCCGTCGGCAACGACATGTTCGCCGCCAGCGGCGTCCCCTACTGCGACATGTTCGTCTCCTGGGTCCTCTCCACCGTCGGCATCGCATGGCGCTCCGCCTACGTCCCCGGACGCGAGAACGAAGCCCGCGCCCGCGGCGTACTCATCAGCAAGTGGGACGTCCGCCCAGGCGACGCCGTCACCGTCGACTGGCAAGGCGACGGCGAATCCGACCCCATCGGACTCGCCGTCACCGCCCCCTACGGCAACAAGATCGACACCGTAGAGGGAAACACCTCCTGGGGCTACTCCGGATCCCAGGGCAACGGTGGCGTCGTCGCCAGCAAGCAACGCGACATGGACGACATCGTCTACGGCATCCGCCTCGTCGACGACTACGCCGTCGCCCGAACCAGCGACGGAACCAGCAACATCACCGGAATCCAAACCGCAATCGGCGCCACCCCAGACAACATCCTGGGACCCGACACCGAGAAACGACTCTACGCCGTCGTCGCTGCCAGCGGATGGGCAGGGAGGCACTTCCCCTACGGAATCCAGTACACACAATCCGTCGTCGGAACCAACCCCGACGGTGTGTGGGGAGACGCTAGCGACGCCGCACACGACCGAGTAATCGCCGCAATCCAGCGAGCACTCGGAGTCGAGGACGACGGCATATGGGGCCCCGTGTCCCAAGCCGCCTGGGAACGCTATCGCAAGAACGCGAAGCGACCCTAACCAAGACACAGATATCCCCGGAGCATCCAGCCGCTCCGGGGATATCTGTGTTCAAATCACATCAGTGATCTCGCTTCCGGACCTAACCTTCACCACGGTGTGCTCCCAGCCGTCCTTAGTCTTCTCAATCGTGTGCGCACCTTCAGGTGTTGAGAACTCCACGCTCATCTTGTCATAAATACATGACGTGCCAGCAACGAATTTCGCATTAATCTTCGCCGAATCCTCTTCGTTAAAAGTGCTGACGGCTTCAAGCAATTCAACACAAACTTTTTTGTATGAAACAGCCATTGCTCAACCTTTCGTGTAGCCCAGTGCTGTAGTGTCAACACCTAGGGTCTCTAGACATTCGATATAAAAATCCCAACACTTAACTGTGTCGTCAGGACCGAATCGCTTAATCACATTCTTTCCTGTTAACTTGTCTGCAAACACGACGCGATTGTCGGGCCAACCGTAAAGGTCGAGCCGGTAATCGTCGCTATCCATGATAATTCTATCGTCTCTGGTGATCACCGAGAAATTAGGTAGTTGATCGACAAGGGATAATGTGTCTACCAGATCTTTCAAATAAAACATCAAATCACCTGTAAGCCTGAGAGCCCCATTTCAAGGACCGCTTCGTTTCGTTGATCAATGGAATCATACGTATTAATTGTACCACTATTCGTCTCGCTAGGTGTCCATGTCTCGACGGTGTAGTCACTAATGATGCGAATAGCGATAAATCCACAATAAAGAATGTTCGCTCCGCTCTGAGTATATGCCTCTCGCATGCCATGCAAACGAAGTTCGCGCTTAACATTATTGAACGACGACATTGTACTTAACCGTATAATTAAGGAGGAATCGAGCGGCAATTGGTAGTTCGTTTTCTGGAGACACTGTAGTCTCGCCTTTGTAGGTCAACGTCCACAAGTTGCCGTTCCTGGCGAGAGTCATCAGTTCGTCATCAAACCAAACGCGAACAAAATCATTCTCATAAATATTTTCATCAACAATTCCGCCCAGGCGCATAAGCCCAAAGCGCGTGTTCCGACTCAGTCTACTCTTCAATTCTCGCATTGCACTTCAGCGACTTAACCCACGCCGCAGTCCTTTCTGGTGTGTCGTTGTACTCGGTGTTATTGATGTACCAATTGCTATCGCCGGTTCGCTCTAGAATAATTTGCTTGGACAATTCCTAATCCTGTCTCTGAAGAAATAATCAAATCCGTCGCCATGATGTGATATTCGTTCGTAGCATCCTTCCAGTAATGAATCCTCCGAGTATCGTGATAATAAGCAATGTGATATCCGTTCACTAGGCATTCTGCGATGAAATTAGAGATTTTCCAGTGAGTCAAAATCTTGGAAGCAGAATGATTGTCATGATGTTCTCGTTTCAAGGATTGTCCTCCAATCGAACAGGCAAGTCTCGTTGTGAATAAGAAGTGTTCACGACTTGTTTGTGGTCTACTACTTATACGCAGAAACGAACCTGAAAGATAGCAGCGTCAATTGCTGCGGTGATATCTGTGAATGACCTCATGTAACCGTGTGGGCCAATCAGTTCATAATATCCTGAGCAAACGTTAAGGTATACATCCTTGGAATAATACCAGCGGTTTTGGTCGATCTTAATCGGCTTCCTGTTCTTGTTCATGTATTAATAATGCACCGGCGTTACTGACATGTCAAGTTATCCCTACGTGAACCACACCACACAACCCATAAGCACACCCATTGTACTAACAATAGGTGTGCTTATTTATATGCGTGGTGCCCTGCATGCATACACACCTTCATTTG